TACCACTCGGGTTCAGGGCCACGAACAACACGTATCACCATGCCGCCAGCACGTTTGATGCTCGAAATTTCGTTAGGAAATCTACAGTCTGAAATTACCACATCGTCTTTGGTTTTTCTAAGTTTATTTTCTAAAGATGCAATCCAAATGTCATCGTGAAAGCTCTTACGAGCAACTTCAGTACCCCAGACTTGTAGCACATGTCTAGGGGTCAAGTTGGGCATAGCCAGGCGTTCGGCCCACCATGTATCCACTTGTTCACGCCAGTGCCTGGACTCTTTGGTTCGTCCTTCCAGCAATTCACGATCCCATCCAAACACCTGTGCCACAGCATCTTTGAGCGCATGGGCAAAACTTTCGCGTCTGAATTGATGTATGTTTTGCAAGTAGTCAGCAATGGTGTCTTTACCACTGCCAATCAGGCCACATATACCAATGATCATCTGATTTCCTTTACGTTTAAATGTCGTAGTGTAGATTGAAGCAAGTCAATTTGTCTACGGCAGTCTTCTAATGCATGATGACTGGTGGCTTGTTTAGGCAAGTCGGGCCACAAAGAAAATACAGTCCGGCTATCTCGGACTTTGTAGTATTGCCACGGTATTGGCTTATTATAGCTTTTATAAGCATGCTCTAAAATTGTACAATCAAACGTCGGTCCTTGACACCATAACAAACTACTGCGCCAAATTAGTTTGCCCAAACTATCTAGAGCTTGATCCAGATCTACTCGACCTTCTTCCATAAATGCTTCATCTCGAGCTGCAGCTGGTTGAGTGGCCCACCATGCCACTGTACTTTCATCAATACTGCGATTAGATTGACTTTCTAAAGTAATTCGGGCATAGTACTGTTGATCGTAATACCCTGTTCCAAACGGGTCAAACGCTTGAGCTGCAATAGTCAAAATAGTAGCTGTTGGTGCTACTCCAATGGTTTCGATGTCAATCATAAGATTCATACTGCAAGTGTAGCATGATCTTAATTACTTTGCAAGATTAACGTCTTCAAAAAGCTCTTGTTTGGTTTTATCGCAACGCATACCTTTGATTCCATTTTCACTCAGGCTAATAACTCTAAGATTGGTCCAATGTCCAATTATGTAAGGTGGTATCGACTCGAGGAATCCTTGCTGTATGCTGTAGATATGATCTAGTGCGTTATACGTGCGATTTAATCGTTCTGGATTTATTCTATCAAAATGATTTTGCCAGCTGTCCTCTGTAATCTTCCATACCGCATCATAGTATAAGCGGCGTAGCGATCTATCTTCTCTCGGTGTGCATCCTTGTTTAATTCTAGCTTTATAGATTTTATCTCTAGATTCTTTAGTTTGGCTACCGTTTTCTACCCCATATTTTGTCAGGCAGGTTTGTTTAGATTTTTCTCTGTCTGCGTCTGTGTATGTTTTAGGATCTCTGTATTTGCGACCACGCTCGACCGCTTGTTTATTACTATCTTGTCGTTGTTTATTTGCTTTTTCTGTATGGGCATTTGCGTAATCGCCTTTGCTCCATTTATACTTTTGTTTTGCAGTTCTACTTGAGGTGGTGAGATATCTATTTTCCCACCATTTAACTGGAATGTTTTCTACAGGACAAAGTGGTATTTCATAAACATCATTTACTATGTGCCAGACCCGTTGTTTAGCCAATGCTGTATCTGGTAGGAATGATGTTTTTTCTAAAATTTGTTGCCAAAGATCTGGATGTGTTTTATATAGATAGCGTGTGGCTGATTTATTAGCAGAGGCGTCTATTTGAATAATATTTAATAGCATGTCTTTCATACTATTATTTATCACTACCCTACTATTTAAGTTAGTTTATTCTTACCCAATTATCCAATGACCCATGTGAGCGGAGCACTGCCATCTACATATCTACGTAGATCTTCCAGCAATGCATCCATTTGAGTCTGTGCTTCGCTTTTCATTGCGGTGCCATTGAGCGTGCCGCCGCCCTGTGGTCCAGCTATGGTTCCAAATTTCTCACGTGCTTCGCCTATGATCATTTTGCAATTGGCCACCATGTAATCGCGTATCCATTGGACTATTTGAAAATCACTCAGCAGGTTGAATTCCGGTTTCAAATTGTAAGTCCACATCAACACTGCTTCGCCTGTGCCTTTGGGATCACGTATCAGTTGTAGTTTTTTGGTCACCGGATTGTAGGTGTAGTTCATGTAGGCACCAAACATACGGCCGGCCAACTCCACATACTGACTGTAGAAATCGTAGGTGGCCAGTCCTCCAGCCACGTTGAAGTTCATTAGATACACGTTCATACTTGCCTGACTGAACGGATCAAAGTTGCTGGCAAACGGGCCAGTACTATCGCCAAATGTTCTACGGAAAATCTGTCTAACACTGACCACTTCCTGTGGCATGTCGTAGATGTTGACATTGGTCACCAGCTCTAAAAAGCTGTAGCTTTCTTCGTAGGCATTTTGTGCTCGTTGACGATACACTCCAATGGTACGTTGATACGCAGCTTCATAGTGTGCAGCATCCAGTTCAATGTCAACGATCTGATCGCCTAGTTGTAAGCGCACATAATCAAAGAGATTCTGTTTTAGTGTATCTAAGCTGGATTGATTTTCTAATGCCATATAGGGAAGCTCCGTTCCCTGTATTTAGCAGTTTTACCAAGCTCTAAGTATGATCAGGTTATCGTTGCCTCGGCCGTTCCATTTGGTTTCGGTGGCGTTGATTGCGGCAAATGCTTTACGAGCAGCCGGTTTCCCAGCGCCTGCCACTGATTTGAGTTGCTCTGCTGGTTTGCGCAGAGTTTTTTGCACAGTGGTCAGTGCATCAAACCCCACAATAGCTGATCCTTTGACCGTGATTGTGCCTGCATGACTGTCGGCCACCACATGTATCAGCTTGCGTTTGGCTGTGTCATACAACCAAGCTTCGGCGGCACCTACCAGTTTAGTAACCGGCTCTGACTTGAGTTTGAGGTCCGCAAACTCTCGCAGGAACTTGAAATTACGAGTTAATTTTTCAGGACTTACAGCTTTTTTGGCACGTGGTTTACGTTCTACTTTTTTCAGTTGAACATAACTGTTGCCGTCATTGATCACAGTTTCACAAAATTTCACACAATTACGAAGTTGTATTCGTGTAAGGTGACTGTATCCTTCGACCAACTGAGGATCATTGCCTGTTAATATCTCGTTGAATTCAGCTAGTCGCAATTCCCAAACTTTTAAAACTGTGCCAATCATGTTGGGGCTGATATTCATGCTGCGCATCAATGACATGGGTTTGAAGTCTGCTGTCATTTTTGCGCCGGCTGTGACAAAATCATCAAACATGCCCTCGAGCTCGCCACAGCACTCACTTACTTTTTCACGCAGATGATCTTGTATTGTGGGTTTTACCACTGCTGTGTCAGCATCAACTTCGGGCTGTTCATAGCCAGCGTCTTGTTTTGACTGTAGCATTTCGTCCAGTTGCTCGTTGATGTTGGCCTGCTCGTGTTCTTTTAACACCAGTCCCAGCAGGGTCATGCGGCATACCCAAGCAGGTGTAAGACGAATACGGCTGTCCGGAAGGCTTCGCATTGTGCGAGCATCCCGGGGGCGTTGATTGTGTTCCAGGTAATGACACAACATGTCTTTGGCATCTCGTTTGCCATAGTGGTAGTTGTACCAATGAAATGCCCTGGCCAGTGTTCCCGCTCGATTTTCATCGGCGGGCTGGGTTCGCCACTCGGGCTCTGAGCCGATATACACAGCATCGGCGCTTTTGGGATTCAGTCGTTTGATTTCGTTTGTTTTGGCCATAAATTGTATTATACAAGAAAATTATCCATTTGTCAACCAAGCAAATTAGCAAAGGTTATGTGCTGTTCTAAGTTTGTAAGTAGATCATCAACTTTTTGAACCAATTCTTGGTACCGTGATGTTTCTTTACGCAACCTGCGGCACTCTACACTTTCCTGATCTGCGGCCACAATAGCACGATCCACTACTTGAACCATTTTTAACAAATCTCGACGCACCGCTTTCTTTTTGACGTTGGCAATGGCTCGTTCTGCTTGATCTAAGCGTTGAAATAGTTCGTCCATGCATATAATTATACAGGCTTTTGGATTACAGGTCAATCGAACCCATAAATACAAGCCTATGCCACGCCTTTCACTCTACAGACCTAACCGAACCAACGATTACCAATTCTTTGACCGCACTATCAAGGAAATGTTCACCGTTGGCGGAATAGACATTTACGTTCACAAATATCTCGGACCCATAGTAGATCCAGACCAGACCAATAACCCAGGCGATGCTACCTTACCAACTTACGACACCACCAATCCCCTGTTTATCGAAGATCTGCTGTTGTTGGAAAATCGTGATCGAGCCTACGATCCGGATGTGTATATCATGCGTGGTGTTTATCGAACACAGGACATTGATTTTGATCTAACACAATTTGGCTTGTTTTTAAACAACGATACCTTGTTTATCACGTTCCACTACAACAACATGATTGACACGTTTGGTCGCAAGTTGATGAGTGGTGATGTCATTGAAGTGCCCAACCTAAAAGACTACCACCCGTTGGATCGGTCAATTCCCAATGCCTTGCCCAGATACTATGTAATACAAGATGGCAACTATGCCAGTGAAGGATTCAGTCAGACTTGGTTACCACACCTGTGGCGAGTCAAAGCTACACCCTTGGTCAATGCTCAAGAGTTCAGTCAAATCATTGATCAACCATTTATGCCGGAGAATATTTGGGATCCTGGTAATTTTTATCCTTCTGGCGAAACTGTCAACAACGGTGGCACCTATTATGTGGCCAAACAAAATGTGCCGCCTGGCACTGATATCACCGACACCGACTATTGGCAACCAGTTACTACACCAACCACAGTAGGCGATCAGATGAGTGCCAGACCCAAGGATCTGGCCATCAATGATGCGCTGTTGGTACAAGCCCAGGCCGATGTTCCACTCAGTGGCTATGACGTTACAAAATTCTATATATTGCCCACTGCTAACGGTCAACCTGCCGGCGCCGGCCTCACTGCTGACGATACCCATCCCACAGTAGATAGTACAGCGCCCGGAGAAGGTACTACACCCAAGAGCTTTGGCTATGTCATGGGTTACCTGACCGGAGACGGGCATGCACCCAACGGATTGCCTGTAACACCGGGTGTACATTTTCCACCTAATCCAACAGCTGGAGATTATGCACTACGGTTGGATTATTTCCCCAATCGACTGTTTAGATTCAGTGGTGCATCATGGGTCAAGATTGAAGACAATGTGCGGACTGATCTTGACTTGGCATCGGGCGCATTGACTCAACGTGCTGGTTTTGTTAATAATACCTACACTGTTGCTACCTCTGATCAAGGCAATATTCCAAGTCGTCAGAGTCTTAGCCAGATACTTAAACCACAGGCC